AAAGAGCTGGATGTTACGCGCACCAAGCTGGAAGCTCTACGCGAAAAGGACGGCAGCAATTCCGACGCGGTGGGTGCGGCGCTGGAACAAGCGGAAGAAATTGCCCGTCGTCAAATCGACGCGATCGAGAAGCCCGCCCGCGACGCTGCCACCCGTGTGATGGAGGCAAATACCAAAGTCGTGGAAGACCTACAGCGCCAGATGCTGGGCATGGCCGACAAACGTCAAGCCTTCATCGATCAGGCTGTTGGTCGTCTGTCAAAAGACGCCAGCGACGCGCAGCGTGAACAAACGCGCAAGCTGGCGGCGCAGCTTTTCGACAGCCAGGCTTATTCCGAGGCGCAAAAAGTCGTCGAGGATTTGAACAAGCAACTTGAACGCCTGACCGATAAACGTGCGGCGTTCATTCAGGATGCCGTTGGCCGCTTGTCGGATAATGCGACGTCTGCGCAGCGCGCCGAAGTCGAAAAACTGGCCGCTGCCCTTTACGATCAAGGTGAAGCCCAGCAAAAGCTGAACAAGCTCAAGCAGGAAGGCGAACAAGTCACCAATGCCACCCGCACGGCAACGGAATCCTATGCCGCCGAGCTGGAGCGCCTGAAAAATCTGCTCGATGCTGGCGCGATCAGTCAGGATACTTATAACCGTGCGGTCGCCAATACTGAAAAACAGCAGCTTGACGCGCGCAAGGATGCCGAGGCCGGAGCGTTGAGGGCCTTCCGCAATTACCGTGAGCAAGCCGAGGATGCAGCGTCAGCGGTTGAAAAAGCCTTCACCGAAGGCATGAAAGCGACCGAGGATGCGATTGTGGCTTTTATCACCTCCGGTGGCAAAAGCCTGCAAAGCCTGGGCGACATGGCCAATTCCATCGTGGCCGACATCACCCGCATGGCCGTGCAAAAGTCGATCACGGGGCCGCTCTTCAACATGCTGGGCAGCAGCATGGGTGGCGGCGGTTTCCTGGACAGTATTTTCAGCAGCATCTTCCACGAAGGTGGTGAAGTTGGCGGATCCGCGCCGCAGCGCCGTGTGCCTGCGTATGTATTCGCCAGCGCGCCGCGTTATCACACGGGCGGTGTTGCGGGTCTAAAGCCTGGGGAAATCCCCGCCATTCTGGAACGGGGTGAAGTCGTGTTGCCGAAGGACGGCACCCGCATGGGATCGCCCGTCAATGTCGTCATGAACATCACCACGCCGGATGCCAGCAGTTTCCGCATGAGCCAATCGCAAATCACGGCTGAAGCGGCGCGCGGCATTCAACGCGCCAAGAGGAACCTGTAAATGGCGTTTCACGAAGTCCAATTCCCGAATGATATTGCCTATGGCGCGACGGGTGGGCCGGAATTTGCCACGTCCGTCGTTGCCACGGCATCCGGTTTCGAACAGCGCAATATAAACTGGTCAGCAGCGCGTGGTCGCTGGGATGTCGCTTCCGGTCTTAAAAAACAAACGCAGCTCGATACGCTGGTTGCTTTCTTCCGCGCGCGCAAGGGCCGTGCGCATGGCTTCCGGTTTAAGGACTGGACGGATTTCAAAGCAACCGCACAGGCGCTTGGCACGGGCAACGGCACGATCACGACGTTCCAGTTGATCCGCACCTATTCGTCGGGTGGCGCAACGGATGTCCGCACGATTACCAAGCCCGTGGCCGGCACGGTCAAAGTCTATCTGGCAGGCGTACAGCAAATGTCCGGCTGGTCGGTCAATACCACCACGGGAATTATTACCTTTTCTACCCCACCAGCAAATGGCGTGGCCGTTTCGGCTGATTATGAATTTGATGTGCCTGTGCGCTTTGATACCGACCGCATGGCCGTCACCATCGAACAAATCAACCTTCACCAATGGTCAGGCATTCCGATTATTGAGATTCGCGTGTAAGATGGAGCTGTACGCAATTCCTTACCTCGAATTTTCCATGCCAAGGGTCAATATTAAAAGATTGTTTTTTTGGCGCGGGCGCTTAAAGAAGCCCGCTACAATTATCATGGCGCTTGTCCTGATTTTTCTAGGTCTGGAAAAACTTCCTGTTCTGGCCGATCCTTATGTCGGAACGGCATCGGTCATCGATGGCGATACGCTCGAAATTCAAGGGCAGCATTTCCGGCTGTTCGGCATCGACGCGCCGGAAGGTCAGCAACTCTGCAAACGCAATGGCGAAAACTATCGTTGCGGCAAAGAAGCTGCTTTTGCGCTGGCCGATATGATCGAGCGACAAACCGTGACCTGTGAAAAACAGGATATGGACACTTACCACCGGATCGTCGCCATCTGCTATGCGGGCAAGGTTGAGATAAATCGCTGGATGGTCGCCAATGGCTATGCCTTGGCATATCGCCATTATTCAGATCGCTATGTTGCCGACGAAATAAATGCCAAAGCTGCAAAACGCGGCATCTGGGCTGGCTCCTTTGAGAAGCCCTGGAATTACCGTCACCGAACGAAATAGAGAAACACATGAAAACTGCTGGTTCACCCCTTGCCACCCATATCGGTGGCGAGACAACGACGCTTGCGACATGCTGGAAGGTCACGCGCCGCGACGGTTCCATCTTCGGCTTTACCGACTTCGATAAAGATTTGACGGTGGACAGTCTGGTTTATCAGGCGCGCTCCGGCTACACGCGATCGGCCATTCACACCATTGCCAACCTGGCCGTCGACAACCTCGATATTGAAAGCGCCATCGATAGCGAAACTTTAAGCGCCGCCGATCTGCGTGCGGGTGTATGGGACGGCGCAACGGTGGAGATTTTTCTCGTCAACTGGAGCAACCTTGCCAACGGTAAGGTTATTCTGAAGCGTGGCACCATCGGCGAAGTGGAATTGAAAGACACGACCTTCCGCGCCGAGCTGCGTGGCTTGTCACAGGCGTTGTCGCAGCAGATCGTCGAGCTTTACACGCCGGATTGCCGCGCGGATTTGGGCGATACCCGTTGCAAGATCAATCTGGCGGCGCTCACCGTCACCGGAGCGATCACCGCCGTCACCGATAGGCGCAGTTTTGCCGATTCCGCACGCGGCGAGTCCGTGAATTATTGGAACGGCGGCCTGCTGACGTGGACGAGCGGTGCAAACGTAGGCCGTAAAATGGAAGTTAAAGCCTTCGCCAGCGGCGGCGCGTTCACGCTGTTCCTGCCCATGCCCAGTACCGTGGCAATCGGCGACAATTACAGCCTGCGTCCTGGCTGCGATAAGAAATTCTCTACCTGTAAAGATAGGTACAACAACGTCAAAAACTTCAGGGGCGAACCGAACGTCCCTGGCAACGATCAGGTTCTGGCTTATCCCGATGGCAAATAAACTCACCCGCATGGACATCGTGCGCGAGGCGCGCGAATGGATTGACACGCCTTTCAAGCACCAAGGCCACCTCAAAGGCGTCGCTTGCGATTGCATCGGCCTGATTAAAGCCATTGGCATGCAGCACAAGCTGATGGACTATGACCCGAATTCACCGGAGGCTCTGTCCTACGCCAATTATTCGATGATGCCGGATAGCCGCCGCATGCGCGAAGCCTTGAGCCGCTGGTTCATCCCCATTCCGGTGGAGGAAGCCCAGATTGCCGATTTTTATTTCATGGCCTGGGGGCGTGAACCGCAACATGTCGCGCTGATCACCGATCACGGGATCATCCATAGCTATTCCGGTGTCGGCAAAGTCGTCGAACATGGGCTTGACGAACGCTGGCGGCAACGCATCTCGGCGGCTTATAGCTTCCCGTATTTCAAAGGTATGTAATGGCTGTTCTTGCTTTAGGTGTGGTCGGATCCGCGCTCGGTTCCGCCATCGGGATTGGCGCGTCCGCAGGATGGCTGGGTGGCGTGCTGCTCGGCAATCTGCTGTTCGGCGGCGGCAAAGGCCAGAATATCGAAGGCCCGCGCATCGATGATTTGTCGGTGCAAACCTCGACCTACGGCGCGCCGATCCCTCTTGTGTACGGCACAATGCGCCTGTCTGGCAATGTGATCTGGTCGACGCCACTCAAGGAAACCCGTACCGTCACCCGCTCTAGCGGCGGTAAAGGCGGCGGCAAGAAGTCCTCGCAAACGACCTATAGCTATTCCGCATCCTTTGCAGTTGGTCTGTGCGTTGGCCCTGTGGCAACCGTGCGCCGCATCTGGGCGGACACGAAGGTCATTTACGACGCGACCGCCAGCAACACGCAGTCCACGGAGAAATATCCAGGCGTAGTGCGTATTCATCGCGGCGGTGAAGATGAAGAACCGGATGCCACATTAGAAATGCATCTCGGTGCTGGCAATGTGCCTGCGTTTCGGGGCATGTGCTACCTGGTATTCGACGATCTGCAACTTAAGGATTTTGCTAACCGTATCCCGAATATCAGCGCGGAAGTCGTCGCCCAGGGCGCGATGCAAAGCGATATTTATATGTTCCCGCCTGCAACGACGATGACCAAGGAAGGCGGCATTCTTGATCAGTCGCGCGGCACGATGATCGGCACGGGTTCGGATCACGTTTGGAAATATGACTGCGTGAGCAATCGGTTTGTATTGCAGCGCAGCCTTGCCGATCCCAACTGGATTCCTATTTATCCGGACTCGGACGAAGTTTACGGCGATGTCTGCGGCATCGACAGCCAGGGTTATTATTACCACGCGACAGATGCTTACGGCGTGACCATGCGTCTTGTGAAGCGCCACCCAGAAACGCTGGGCATCGTGGCGATCAGCAGCCCGAAGATCAGCTTCAGCGTCAATGGCTGCGTGCGGCGCGATAAAATCTTCTGCTACGGCACGCGCGAAGTTTACGATACGAATCTCAAGCTGATCATTGACCTGTCGGATTACTTTCCCTCCGTCATGTTTGGCGGGCCGATGTGCGATGATCCGTATGGCCGTTACTGGCAAGTCACGGGCGGTTATGTGCGGAAATTCGTGCCGAATGGTTTTGGCACGGGTGAGCTGACCGAATGGAGCAGCACCGCTT